CGCTGTTGCATTATGGCTGTTAGGGATATTTGCAGCAATCCACCTAACAGAGCGTTTTACCCACATTGAAGAGAACATTATGGCAATCGCCCAATCCACTTTAGCGTTTATTGTCAAAGAAGAAGGATCCCGCAATAAAGCCTATAAGGACACTAAAGGCCTGTTAACCATTGGTGTGGGCCATTTAATCAAGGCGGACGAGCCTCACCTAAAAGACGCCACCCTAACAGACGAACAGGTAGAAGAGCTTCTTAGAAGCGATTTAAGGTGGTGTAGCGAGGCCGTTGAGAGTGCGGTGAAGGTACCCCTCCAGCAGAACCAATACGACGCCCTATACAGCCTCTGTTTCAATATTGGTGAGACTAATTTCCGTAAGTCCACCGTGGTCAAAAGGATCAACGAAAACGACCTCAAAGGGGCAGCTGACGCCATTTTGATGTGGAACAAACCAGCGGTTTTACAAAAACGTAGAGAGCGTGAAAGAGCATTGTTTTTAGCTAACAATTAGGGCGTAAACCGCCCTTTTTTTGCATTAATATAAGTAGGAACAAACCTAGAGGGACATGATGGAAGACTTTAAAAAGCTGCCTAAAATGCAGCATTTCAAAACTGGTGGCAGCGTTAAAGCAATGTGCTACGGTGGCAAAATGAAAAAGGGTGGCGAAGTAGATGCTGCTGATATCAAACAAGATAAAGCCATTGTCAAAAAAGCATTTAAACTACACGATGAGCAAGAGCATCAAGGTGAAAAGACTGACCTATCTACGCTCAAAAAAGGCGGTCGTGCAAAAAAAGCAGTCGGCACAGTTAAGAAGTTTAAAACTGGTGGCTCTGTTGATAATGTTTATGGCGCCAAGAAAAAAGCCGGCGATCTGTCCAACATTCAAAAAACCAAAGACATTAAGCCAACTAAGTTATGTGGTGGCAAATCTGTTAAGAAAATGGCTGATGGCGGTAGTACAGGTCTACAACAAGCCGCACTTCTTAATGCACTTCCAGGTAAAGTAAATGAACTAGAGCGCGCTCAGATGGCAGCACGCGCCCGTAATGCACTTAAATATCTTGGACCCGCGCAGCAATCTCAGTTTGTTAACCAGGGCGGCATGAACCCAGCCCCAACAAACGTAGGTGCACCAGCTGGCTCAACTATTCCCGCAGGTCGTAAAAAAGGTGGTAAGGTAAAAAAGTATGCTGATGGCAGCTCTGTTATTCAGGAAGCTTTTGAAAAAGGCAAATTAAAACCAGTACCAATGCCGCAACTTGGCAGTGGAAAACCACGAACTATTAACATTGACGGCCGTGAAATGGAAATGAAACCTATTCCAATGCCACAATTATCCGGCGAGGGTGGTGTTGATATTCCTGGCCTTGGTCGTGTTAAACCAGTTCGAATGCCGCCAACAAAAGAAGGTTTACAGCTTCTTAAAAAAGGTGGTAAGGTAAAGAAGATGAACACTGGCGGGACTTGCTCATAATGCCAATTAAATCCGAACAACAACAAAAGGCAATGTACGCAGCAGCAGCTGGCAAATCCACTCTTGGCATACCTAAAAAGGTCGGTAAAGAGTTTGTTAAGGCTGGCAAAGCGCAAGCCAATCTACCTAAAACAGTAATGAAAAAGACAGCGGGCCGCGGACGATAATATGGCTTATTCCGGAACTACCGGTCAGACAGCAGTCAACGTTGACCAACTCATTTCATACGCATTTCGTGATGCTGGTAAACAGGCAGAAGAAGTAACGCCCGAGTATGTAAATGCTGCACGTCAGGCGTTATTTTATAACCTCATGGATCTATCTAACATGGGGGTTAACCTGTGGCTTTTGGAAAACCAATTGTATGGTGCTGTTACAGCGCAGCAGCAGTTAGTTCTCCCAAAGACTACGATTGACGTCAGAGAAGCAAACTGGGTCTACATCGTTAATTCAGCAGCATCCGCGTATCTTCCAGTTGACAACGCACAATCCCCCACAGTATTTGATCAAAACTTAGACCAAGTTGCTACATCAACCGTTGGTGAGAATTACTTTGGCCTGACATATCCACAGCCACAGCCAGTGTTTTACGTTGGCTTTAATGGCTATGCTACTGGCGGGGGAACAACGACATACAACTTTGCCTATGAAGTCAGTAACGATGGAATTACTTGGAAACTAATCCAACAATTCCCAGCGACTACTTTGGCTGATCGTCAGTGGAAGTATTTTAACATCTCCACTACACCAAACTATCAATACTACCGTCTGCGTGAGACCGTGTTGCCCACGTTCTCAATACGTCAGATTGTATTTTCTACGAGCCAACAAGTTATTCCATTAGCTAGACTAAACCGCGATGATTACTGGAATCTACCAAACAAACAGTTTCCATCGGTACGTTCATTGCAGTATTGGTTTGACAGACAAATTGAACCATCCATGTACCTCTGGCCTGTCCCTAACAATGACTTTCAAATGTTTCAACTAATTGTTGAAAAGCAAATGGAAGATGTTGGTTCACTGACTAACCAAATTTATGTACCAGATCGCTGGTTGCCAAGTATTCAAGCAAGTTTATCACACAAACTATCAATGCAGCTTCCAGCTGTTGACATGCAGCGCGTTGGCTATTTAGAACAGCAAGCCGATAAACTATTCTTGCGAGCCAGTGAAGAAGATCGTGACAAGTCACCGATTTACTTTACACCAGCAATTGGATATTACACTAGATGAATACTTCCGTTTATTGGATTAGGCATAAAGACCATACTGATATATTTAGTCAGGGCTATGTCGGTGTATCCAAAAATACAAATATTCGTTGGAAGCAACATTTTAGATATGGAAATGATCATTTAAAAAACGCCATAAAAAAATATGGTGAAGAAAATATAATAAAAGAAATTATATTAATATCAGATGATAAATATTGTCTTGAAATAGAAAAAAAATTACGAGCTAAAGATCATATTGGTTGGAACATTTGTAAGGGCGGTGGCATGCCGCCAAGTATGCTGGGAAAACCTAATTTAAAAAATTCAATTAGGTTTAAAGGAAAAACAGGAAGTAAATGCCACAATTTAAAATACTATATTATTGCAAAAAATATAGTAACAGGGGCAGAAAAAAAATTTGTAGGAAATGCTGAATTAACAAACGCAGGTTTTCAATTTCAAAATGTAAATCATTGTTTACAAGGAAAAAGAAAAACACACAAAGGTCATACATTTAAAAGGATTGAAAAATGACGAATGCCGTTGTGATGACCTATGATAGCTTAGTTGCTGACATTATTAATTATTCTGAGCGTAGTGATGCTCAGTGGATTGCCACAATTCCAACTATTATTGCCTTAACAGAAGCATCTATTGCTGCTGAATTAAAAACGTTTTTACAACTTACTGTTGTTGAATCAAGTCTTGCCCAAAATCAAGTAGTTCTTGAAAAGCCAGCAAGATGGCGTAAAACCGTTTCTATAAAAACAAATGGTAAACCATTATTGATTCGTTCACAAGATTATGTAGCACAATATCAATCGGAATCTGCCCCGGGTATTCCTCAAATATACGCAGACTACGACTATAACCATTTTGCTTTTGCACCAGCACCAAATCAAACGTGCCCCGTAGAAATTATTTATTATAGCGAAATTCAACCATTAGACACAACTAATCAGCAAAACCTTTTTACTAGAGAATGCCCGCAACTAATGCTTTACGGCGCTATGTACCATGGAATGGTGTATTTAAAAGCTATGGACAAAATACAAACATGGAAAGGATATTACGATAATGCCTTGGCCGCTCTTAAGAAAGAAGATAATGCTCGTCGTGTTGATCGTAACACCACTGTACAAGAGCCATAATATATGACAACATTTACATCCCCATTTACCGGAAACGTAATCCAACCAACGGACGTATCCTATTATGCTCTCTCATTTAGCTCCAACACTCAGCTTTACTGGCCTACTGTCGTTAACCCTACACAAGTTCCTGCAGCCCGTATTATGGATTGTGTTGCTAGTGCTGATGGTCTTGTTATCTTATTACCTGATGCTACTCAAGGTGCGGTTGGATCAGACATCCTCTTCCGCAATTTGGGAGCGCATGCGTTCACTATTACGGACGCAGCTGGAGCTGAATCAATTACCGTTGCTGTGGGCGCTGCTAAGTATCTCTATCTTACTAATAACACTACTCTAGGTGGCAGCTGGTCCAACATTGCTTTTGGAGTTGGTACATCTTTTGCTGATGCAGTAACATTGCAGGGCGCTGGCTTAACAACAATATCTGGTCAATTAGCAACTACACAAAACGTTGTTGATATTACTGCAACGCCAACACTAAACGATCTTAGCCGCGCTTCTACATTTAACTGGAACGCTGGTAACGGTGTAATAAACCTACCAGTACCAAGCACCCTTTCAACTGGTTGGTATATTGGCTTTAGAAATAGTGGTGGTGGTGCGCTGGCAATTACTCCAGTTTCTCCAGCATTAATCAATGGTTTGTCTACCATTACAGCAAACCCTGGCGATTCTGGATACGTAATATACGACAGCAATACCGGTAACTTTATTACTGTTGGCTTTACAACACCGTCTAATGTTATTTTTACTTCAGCAACATACGACGTTGATAACATCCCTGGGTCTTCTTTAAGTTTGGTATCTTTTGCACCAATTATTCAAACTTACATCGCACAAACAGGTTCGCGCACAACCACGCTAACTGTTACTTTACCAGCAATT